GACATCGTGCAAGGACTATCCGGAGTGGAAAAGAAAGCTCAAGGCTAAGGCTCAGGAACTTTATCCACACTTAGATGTCACTCTTAAGAACTGTGACGCGCTTCTGATCCTGCACTTTGCTTTGGGACGAGGAACCTGACGCTCCTGAACAGAAGTCCTAAATTATACATCACCGCACAAGAGCAGCTCTTTGCGAAATTTAAATCTCGCTCCATAGCAATCCAACATTGGAGCAAGCATTTAATGACGCCAAAAGAGCTGGCTCTCCTTTTCCGAACCATCGAAAAATCAAAATTAGCTCTCCAGAAAATCGCCGAGAGTGATCTTGGCGAGAGCGGAGACATAGCGCGTAAACAACTTGGAATCGAATGACTCAATCAAAGATCGACCGTGCAAGGGCATGGCTCAGGAACACGCCGGGGGCCGTCACAGGTCAGAATGGACATGGAAGCACCTTCGCCGTTGCAACGGCTCTCATACACGGTTTTGAGCTTAATACAGCGGATGCTGAGACTCTTTTCGATGAGTACAACGCCAAGTGTCTACCGCCGTGGAATGCTCATGAATTGGCCCACAAGCTAGATCAAGCGTCGAAGGTTCCTCACGACAAGCCAAAGGGCTGGCTGTTGGTCGCGCAGAGCGGAACTCCCGTCTCATCGTTCAGAAGAACATCCAGAAAGCACCGGAACCGATCTCAAAATACACAACCATCGACTTCCTTAAAACCTGCTTTGAGGTGGATGAAGTTGTCTGCATCTGCAACGACATCATCTGTGACGAGGAAGGCAGATGTAGGCCAGCTTCCAAGGGTACATTTCTCAAGCGTGATGAATGGATCAAGAATCATTTCACGGCTCCCATTAGCCCTATGTGGATGGGTGACGATAGCAAGGGAGCGTATGTCCGAGTTAATCCCTGCCTAGACGAGAGCGGATCTGACGCTGGGGTATCGGTGTTCCGTCATGTCTTGGTCGAGATGGATGAGAAGACGAAGGACGAGCAATGGACGATTCTCAAGGAGTCTAAGCTTCCGATATCTGTGGTGATCGATTCCGGTGGCAAGAGTCTGCATGGCTGGGTTCGAGTTGATGCGGCGAACAAAGCCGAATGGCTGGAGCGTCGAGACGTTGTCTATCACCAGTTGGAAGCCCTCGGGATTGATCCGAAGAACAAGAATGCGAGCAGGTTTAGTCGGCTGGCAGGTGTCATGCGAAATGGCAACGAGCAGAAGTTGTTGGCCATCAATGTTGGTGCGGTAAATTGGGAAGCGTACAAGGACGACATTGATTCGCAGAATCTACCGCAGGAGTTTTCGATAGAGAGCATCATCAGTTACGATCCGAATAACGATCCTGATAATCTGATTGGTGACAGGTGGCTCCGCCGCGGATCATCTCTTCTTTTTGTTGGTCAGAGCGGATGCGGCAAGAGTTCAATGGTCATCTATCAGGGATTGAAGTGGGCAGCAGGCGAAGGTTGGTTTGGGGTGAAGCCGGTACGCCCATTGAAGGTTGCCTACATCCAAGCCGAGAACGATATCGCCGATCAGTATGACTCGCTGAAAGGTGCTGCTAAGATGGTTTATGGTGAGTATGGATGGGAAGCGGGATTAAGATCGTCGAACGTATTGTTCTTTCGGGAGACCATAAGGACCGGAATCGACTTTGCGGTGATGCTTAGGAAGCTCGTTCGCAAAACCAAAGTGGATATCGTCTACGTCGATCCGCTGCTATCGTATATCGGCGGTAATCCCTCGGACATCGAGGTGTGCGCTAATTTTACTCGTCACTTGCTCCAGCCCATAATGATGGAGACAGGGGTGGTGATAATTCTGGTTCATCACTTTCCGAAGCCCAAAGGGAACGATAACAAGGTGGAGAGCGTGGCAGACATGGCCTACTCAGGATTCGGATCGTCCGATCTAACGAATTGGGCGAGAGAGGTGATGGTGATGAAGGAGGTTGGGTTTAACCAGCCTCGACAATTCATGCTCGGAATGGCCAAGCGAGGAGATAGATCCGGCATGACGGATAAAAACGGGAAGCCGACTGGAGCGATAATGATCCAGCGTGGTGTTGGAACTATCTCATGGGATTACGCACCTGATGCACCGTTTGTGGTGGATAAGGCTCCGGCGAGTAAGAAGCCGTGGAATGGGAGACCTAGGCGTAGCTAGAGGACTTAACACCATTCTACGACCAATGAATCCAACTAATCCACCAGCAGCAGTTCCCCTTTGAGGCGAGGGATTGGGATTTTGATTTAGCGGTCTTTTTGCTACCGAGGTAGGATGCGAGAGCAGCAGGATCTTTGGCCTGCTTGCTAGGACCGTCACCGTTCATTTTCATGTTATGCATAAAATTACCAAGCTTTGCAGCTCCAGTGCCGAGGAGTTGTCTTATCGGTTGCCGTGTCGCAGTTATGCCGCGCACGGAAATTCTTGCGGCGTCCTGGATCACTCTTCTTGATCGTCATGTTAGGATCGCCGAATCGGACGATGACAACCTTGCCGGAAGGATTCTTGACGTAGACAGCACTCTTCTTGCGCTCGCCCGGCGTGTAGAACGGATTGTTCAACGTCACCTTCTTACCCTTGTAAAGGTTACCTTTCTTGGAGAGGGAGGTTTTCATTAGAATTTAGGACGAGCAGGAACGCCAAGTGTGTCTTCAAAAACATCCCGCTTATCCTCTGGTAAACTCGCCTTAGCTTCTTCGGAATTTTTGTTTAGATTGTCCCACTCTTTATTGAATTGAAGCAGCGACATGTTTGATGCTTTTGCAAGTGCTTGAGCCTGTGGAAGGGTTATATTTGGCTTAAGATTAGCAAATGTTTGCGGCAACCTAACTGCAACACTTAAGAAATTTTGAGCAGTTGGACTCCCCACCAACGTATCAACAATCGCCCTTGCGAGATGGGATTTCATTACAAAATTTGCGAGCGTGTTAGAATCAAGTGGTTGATCTTTTGATGTCAAATTTCTAGCACGATTCCACAGCATGTAATCGTTAATCATATTAAAGTCAGCAGGTCTCAACACATCTTGAACGATCTGCCTTCGGTTCGGATCTGGAAAAACGTCTTCAAGACCGTTAATTGCCTTTCGAGCATTTGACGGAGCTGTTTCAGAAACATGGTTTAAAACAGCAACCGCTGCGTTTACCCTAACTGCGTTTTGACTTGCAGGACTTAATAAGTTTAGTGCGTCTTGAACAACCTGTGGATTTTGAGATCTCAATACAAAATCCCTAACAAATTGAGTCGGATCAACATCAGGGTTAAGTCGATTTTGTTGAACTTGCGTAGTTGTCGTATTGAAAAAATCTCTAGTCCTATCTCTAGCTTGTATCGCTAAATTTGAAACCGTTCTTCTAAGAGTTCCAGAAGCAATATTTGGAAGGTTATCTAAAATTTCACTCAATGCTTGAGGAGTTATTCCAGTCGCAATCGGAATCGACATCCCTACATTTTGAGTTCGGACTGCATCGCTTAAAATTGACTGCAACCTATTTGCGTTCCCTTCGTTACCAGCGACGATATTTTTGACTCCCTGCGGAAGCTCTCTGAAATTGTTAGCAAAAGTAGACAGGCTTTCCGTTGGAACACCTGCAATATCAACAGTTTGAACACTTCTTAAGGAATCAATGAAACCTCTGCGAATTAAATTAAATTGAATTCGACCTCCGGCTGTAGGGTTTAGAAGATTTCCAATTGATTCAAATGCAGCAGGCGATTTTGCTAAGTCAGAAAAAAATTCTTCCGTGTTTTGGTATCCACCTTCTCTAGCAGGAATAGTTGCTTTCCTAATGATCTGATTGTCCTGAAGAAGGTCAAACCGATTCTGGGCAGCTTGTTGAGCTGTAACAACTTCGCCTTCAAATCCAATCCTACGAGCAGATGCAAGTTCCTCTTGTTTCAATGCAGAACGAAGTCTGCCAAGTTGATTCTGAGCAAAACCGGGTGCAAATTCTTGAAATTGGTGGATTAGACCATCGATATTTTGGCGCAATCCAACCATCTGTTCGAATGTTTGTGGGCTGCTTGCAACGTCTCTTAAACGTCTAGCTTGTGTAGATGCCTTATCAAAAAATTGAGAAGGAATTCTTTCAATAGTAGTTATTGGTGGACCTCCAGGAACTAGAGGCGGAGTAATGGTGGTAACCTCTTCAGTTGCAAGAGTTCCAAGCACTTCGTCGATTGTATCTCGAAGATTTTGACTTGGAGTAACTGGAACTTCTGGCTGACCACCCAATAAAGTTGTTCGAGCTGTTCTTGCTGTATTGTAAGCGTTATCAACAACTCCGCTCAAACGCTGTTCTACATCTTGAATAAATCCAACAGAATCGTTAGCGGCCCGCTGTAGAGATGCGGCCCTTGGAGAGCGCGGCAAAATACTACCAATAACATTTTCAACCTCAGTAACAGCTTCGCCGCCAGCACCAGCAGCACTCCCTCGTAATATTTGTCTTGAGCCACCTTCAGCATCAATTAACTCTTGCTGTATTGCTTGTGCTGCGCCCCTGTCTTGATTAGGTTGAAGTCCTAATCCAGTGCGAATTCTTCCTAAAAGTCCTTGTTGCGTAGCAAGTCCACTTGAACCCGGACCAAACGTACCGGGAACATTTCTTCCAGTTTGCTGAGTAGCCGTCAGTGGAGCTGTTCCAACACCATAAGCCTCCTCAAGTCTTTGACTTGCTTCCCTACCTTGTTGTCCAATTTGTTCTTGGGTGGTTTGAGCGCGGGGTGGACGTCCAAGTGCGCCTTGCGCACCTCCAGTTACAGCACCAAAAATAGCAGGAAGCGAAATCTCTTTCCCTATTTCGTCCCACTCGGGAAGCCGACCTTCATCAAGGCTTTTTTGAATTACCTCGCCAAACGCTGCGGTTGCTGTGTTTAAAAGAGCTTGTTTTCCAGCCTGAAAAAAAGCTGCTCCTAAAGGCCCGCCTACTCTTTCAACTCCTGGTAATCCTGGTGTTGCTGCGCCTATTCCAGACTTTAAAATTGCACCGAGTGCTAATTTGGATCTTTGACCAGAAAGCATTTCTAATCCCTGCGCTCCCGTCTCAGAAAGCAAACCAGTCGCTCCCATTGTTAATGCAGTTGGGATAGCTGTAAGTGGTGCAGTCAAAGCTCCAGCTATGGCGACAGGAGCATATCTTCCGTATGCAGCCAAAGATTTGGCCGCGATTTCAGGCGTATCAAATGGAGGTGAAATAAACCCGCCGCCAGATCGAGCAGCAGCGGTTGCGTATCCAATCTTATTTGACTGATCGACAGCTTCTTGGAGTTGCGATTGCACCTGCTCAGGAGGCAACGCAGCAACCATCCCCTGCTCCTCGCGACGACGCATATCGGCAATGGTGGCGGGGGGTTGATCGGCAGGTGCATTGCTTAATGCCATTCTCCTTGCAACTTCGGCTTCAAGTTTTGCAAGAAGCTCTTCCCTGTCAGGTGAAAGTGGCATATTTATTTACTCTCGTTTCTAATTTTTTGAATTAAATTTTGAATGGCTTCCAAGCTCATATTTTTATATGAAGTGTCAAGCGACGGAGCCTGTCCAGAAACAGGGGGAGTAGCCGTATTAAAACTGCCTCCACCTTGTGATTCTTCCGTCTCTGACTGAAACGACACTCCGGGAACCGAATACGCAGCCGTGGTTCTAGTTCCAAACGGAGTCGTAGACCATCTTTCATAGAACGCTGGAAGAGACTTGTCGATGTTTCGACCGATTGTTCCACGCGCACTTTGCTCAATCCGTTTTCTATATCTATCAAGTTTAATGATTGAGTTCTTGTCGAACGATCCGCCGATTTCCTGAGTGATTCGCTTACCTTCGCTTTCGGTTACGTTCAACCCAGAAGTCGTTCTAGCGGTACGGTTAACAACGCCCATGAAGTCAGCCAACAATCCTAAAGCCTCCTGCTTCATTGGATCTTTTTCAGTTTGAATCAATGAACGAATTTTGATTTCAGTTGAAGGTATTGCTCCAAGAAAGTCGGTGAACTTTTTATTGGGATAACGCGCTTCAAATTCAGATATTCCATCTTGGAACCCATCAATAGTCTCCATGACAGCAAACTCGTCCTCTAATTTTGTGGCTGTCTTAGCTTCAAGAGCCTTAAGTCTTCCTCCGCCACCAATAAATGTTTGCCTTAATTCAGCTTCTTGAAACGGAGTTAAAGTTTTACCAGAAGCTTTAGCCTTAGCATTTGCAGACCGGATGAACAATTCGGTATTTTTCTCAACTGCACCCATCTTTGATTTCTCGCCAGATTGGGCAGCAAGAAGAGCTTGATTAGCAATTTCTTCAGGAATTTGACCACTATCAATCAAGCTTTGCACTGTTGCCGTTCCTAATCTTCCAATAGTTCCAAGCTTTGCTGCTTTACCAAGTTGTTCTTCCTCAACACGTTTCCTCGCAATCAACGAATCATCAATGACGTACTTACCTTCAGGAGTGCGCGTTAAAGCGTTGTATTTACGAGCATCGTCAATTCGTTTCGCTTCAAGTTGATCAGTGAAAGCAGCCATTTTTGTCTGCTGCTTCATAAGTTCAGAGCGAGCAGAATACTGTTCAAGTCCTCCTATTGCCTTGCTTGCTTCTTGATTAAATGTCTTTGATTTAAATCTAGGAATTGCTGGCATCGCAGCTCCTACTTCCCGACTGTTTAAAAAGTTTGAGACATCGTTATTAAACGTCTGAAAAGCCTCAAACTCAGCAACTTGAGCATCCTGTTCCTGAATTGCCTGAGCATAAGCATTCGACTGAATCTTATTCTGAAGATCCGACTGACGTTGTTGCATCACTTGATCCGCCGTCTGCAACTTAAACTGCTCCATCATGCGTTTCTGAGTCTGGGCGCGGTCATAGAGAGATGCGCCTAGTTGAACGGCCTGAAGTTGGTTCTCCACCGCCATATTCCGATTTGGTTGCATTTCCATATTTGATCAGTTT